CTTAATTACATCTGCGCCAGTAGCTTGATCTTTTTCTTTTTCTACTTCTTTTACTTTACGGATTCGAGTAGGATCAATTGGCCTTAACTCTAATATACCTTGCTTTGGACTTGATTCATCAACAATTATATGATAGAACAATCTACCATCTACATACCATCGACGAAATATTTCATGTCCATAATGATTGAACTGCAAAAGCTCAACTACTTTTTCGAATTCTTCCCTGATTGATTTTTTAATATTATCAGGATAATCTAAGTCATCAGTAATCAGTTCAACTGGTGCAGAATTGCTATCAGACACAATTGATTCATTAATGATGTCTTCTATTGCAGCATCACATTCTGGATGTTGTGCAATATCGCGATAACGCCTAATCAGATCAGCATCTGATTTAGCATTTTCAGTTCCAGATAAATCTACGTATTGACCAAAATGTCCGCCGCTAGCTTGTATATAGCTAGAGCCATCATCTTCTAAAGGAACAACAAAGGACTTTTGCTTTTTCGCAATTTCCTTTTCGCTCTTGCGCTTAATTTCAAACCCAAATATTTCAGCCATTTCTTTTCCTATAATAATACAAGGGGAGAAAATCCTCCCCTCATACTATTTATTACGCTTAAGAAGTAGTGTCTGATTCCCAGTATTGAACCTGAAGTTCTACTGTGAATTCTTCAATCGTATCTGCAGTATCATAACTCAAATCGATAGCAGAAACGTTAGTTGGCCATAGGCCACGGAAAGAGTACGACTTAAGACTTGTACCATCTTTATCCAACTGATGAACTGTTGCGTCTGCAAAGTAATCTGCTGGATCAGTTGCACCAGTATTTGCATTATGATTGTTGATGAGATTCATCCACTGCTCAAATGCATTACGTAATACAAAGTTTGTATCGTTAATTATAGTAATACTCCATGGTTCGAATGTACGATCTCCAGCAATTTGGAGTTGACGTCCACGGAAAGGAACCATGATTGGACCAATGACAGAAGAAGGAAGTTGAGCACCTTTAATAAGGAATCCGCCAACCTCTGATTCTGAAGCTCCAGCTGCAATACCAGCAGGCCAACCCATTTCAACTTTAAATAAGTTTGCTCGAGTACCACCACCGGTTAATTTTGACTTAAAGTCATCTACGCCTAAAATAGCCATCTCTTATATTCTCCTTATTGACCGATGATTTCAGAGAATTCAACACCAGTACGCGTAGCAATGAAGTTCAATGTAATGAAGTTAATAGAACGTGCCGGCTTAATGTAGATATCCGCAACAAACTGATTGGTATCTATAATATTGCCAGTGTTATTCGTTTCATCACATACAACCGCAAAGTCAGTAATACCACGGCGACCTTTAACATCGCGAAGGAATGGTTCTACCATATTGCGGAACATTGCACGAGTAAACTCGTCGTTAAATTCGAATAGTTGATATTTAGCTGCAGTTGAAATTGCCTTTTCAAGGACAATAAACAATCTACGAACGTTGATACGATCGAATGCAGAAGGTTTAGCTTGTGCAGTCTTATCACCATACAGAACAATACCTTGTCCAGGGAAAGAGGTGATTGGATTAACACGTGCTTTATAAAGCGTATCACGGTCAGCTTGCTTAGGATTCAACGCAATCTTAGTAACTCCTAGGAGTTGACCACGAGTAAATCCAGCAGGAGAGAACCAAGGATCAGCCGCATCATCAGTGCTAGCACAAAGACCAGCAATGTGACCACACGCAGGAATCCAGCGGTATGTGTCGTTATATTTGTCATATACCTTCAGAGCAGTTGAATCGATTACACCGTATGATGTAGAAGTTAATCCATCTGCGAAGTCTTTAACAGCAGTAACAGCTGCAGCAGCATTTAAAGCAGCTACTGTATCTGAAATTGAAGGAGAAACAAACGCAACGCAATCTTTACGATCAGTTGCAATAGCTAATAGTTTTTGTGCATTAGTAGTTGCATCAACACCAGGATTAGCGAATATTAGGTTAACGTCTACAGTCTCAGCATCTGCGAGTAAATCAAGTGCAATAGCGAGCTCACCTGTAGTTAGTTCGTTATCATCAGTACCGCCAGCAAACGAATCATCGATGATCGCAGGAGTTGCACCACCTAAGAAATCACCACCTGCAGTTTCATCAGCAGCAACCGCAGCAGCAGTCATTCCAGCATATCCACCATATAGGCTATAATGCGCACCGAACCATACGTAGTTAGATCGATTATTTAATGCTGTTACGTAATAGTTTGCAGTACCATCTGAAGCTTTAGCATCTGATGCTAATGAAAGAAATGCAAATGTTTCTAGAACAGTACCAGCAGTACCAGTCCATGCACCATCTTCATCAATAATTGCAACGTGAATTTCATCATTAGCTGCGCCGCGCGCTAAAGCGTAGTCAGAAGTACCAGGAGCTGCATCAAACTGACTAGCATACGCCCAACCAGTAAATAGTGCAGAATTTCCTGCTGGACATGTTGAAATCTTTAATGAGTTACCTAAAATTCCAGGATATTTTGCGACAAAGCTTTCTGTAATTACAGCATTGTCATAGTCATCCTGATTTTTAATTAATCTACCAGTACCTCCACCAGTTACGGCATTGAGGTTAGTAGTAGCTGCTCGAACAACTTTAAGTGCATTGCCGTACTGTAAGAACGATGCTGCAGTTAAATAGTCTGTCGCAGTAGTTGAGTCTGGAGTGCCAAAGATCGAGGCGAGTTCTTTTTCAGAACCAACTGTAACGATCTCTTCAACAGGTCCCCAGTTAAAAGCTCCTGCAAAACCACCAATAGAGGTAGATACTGCAGGAACCACGTTAGTCAGATCGATTTCTCGAACCTGCACACCTGGTGATACTTGAAAAGCCATGTTTATTCCTCTTCCAAAATAGATGAAAACTCTATATTATTATATGACACA